AAAGATGAAAAAGATTGATACCCTTGTTAGAGACATTTATAAAACTGTAGAAGGTAAAGGCAGTTGGGATGATGTCGTTGGCTCTACCTTTGGTAGTAACTTGTCTTCTGTCGCAAGTCAAAGGTTCTCCTCTCCCCAAGAGCCACGAGGGTATCTATCTCTTTCATCTGTGGGTACACCCTGTAAGAGGAAACTATGGTACAAGGTAAACAAACCGAAGGAAGGTGAGTCCCTGCGTCCTAGTACACTACTAAAGTTTTTCTACGGTGACATGATAGAAGAGTTAGTGCTGTCACTAGCAAAGGCTAGTGGTCACAAAGTAGTAGGTGAACAGTCAAAGTTAAATGTATTCGGTGTTAAGGGACATAGAGATGCAGTCATTGATGGCATGACAGTGGACGTAAAGTCTTGCAGCAGCTACGCTTATAAAAAGTTTAAGGAAGGAAAGTTAAAAGATGATGACCCCTTTGGATATATCTCTCAACTTAGTTCGTATGTATATGCAGGAAAAGATGACCCACTTGTTACAGACAAAAATCGTGGAGCTTTTCTGGCAGTTGACAAGCAGAATGGAAATGTTTGTTTGGATGTTTACGACTTCACTAAGGAGTTAAAGAAAAAAGAAAAGGAAATAAAAGAAGTAAAGAAGGTTGTCGAGGGAGATATACCTAAAGAAAAGATTGACCCAATCCCTCAGTCAAAGACTAGTAATAACAAGAAGTTAAGTATGCAGTGTAGCTACTGTGACTTTAAGTATCTGTGTTGGGACAACCTTAGAACTTTTATCTACTCCTATGGTCCTGAGTATCTTACACACGTTGAGACAGAACCTAAAGTTCCAGAGATATTCCATGACTAGGAACGCAAAGGCTAAGGGTAGGCTTGGTCAACAGGAAGTTCGAGATAGACTACTTGAAACATTCCCTGACCTAGAGCCTGATGATATTAAGTCTACTGTTATGGGAGACTCAGGTGAAGACATACAGTTGTCACCTGCTGCAAGGAAGATAATACCTCTCACCATTGAGGTGAAGAGGAGAAAGAATAATTTGAAGACTGTGTACGACTATATGGAACAGGCTTCAAGTCATGCAAAAGGAGAACCTGTTGTATTCTATCGTTCAGACAGGAAGCCTTGGGTTATTATGGTTGGTATGGAACACTACATGGATTTATTAAAGGTATGGGGTAATGAAAACAGAAAGAGTAAAAGTGTGGGCAGTAATAGAAGGTCCTTATAATTTAGAAACTCTCACAACAAATTATCCTTATGAGATACCACCTGACTGTAATCATTTAGTAGTTTGTAAAGTAGAAAAGAGAAAGAAACTTATAGATAAAGAATTTTGGTTTGAGAATGAAGAAGATGCCTACAGATTTAAGTCGCATATTGATTCCAAGATGGAAGCCACTATAATATATGCACCACAATTAGAAGAACCATTTGATTTAGAGTGTGAGGATGAGTAAAAATAAATATGAAATAAATATGACAATAAAAGTTGACCCTACTGCTAACTTCTTAGAGGTAGGAGATTCACAGACAGATGCTTCATGTATCAAGCAAAGAATATGTGAAGCAATATATGACATTGATGATGTTGAGATAAAACAAATAGATATAACGAGGAGAAAAGATGATACCAACTGACTACCAAAATTTTATAGCCGTGTCCAGATATGCTAGGTGGATAGAAGAAGAAGGAAGAAGAGAAACGTGGGAAGAAACTGTAAACAGATACGTTGATTTTATGTCTGAGAAAGTTAAGGGACACCTACCTATTCCTCAACTAAAAGACGCTATAACAAAGCTAGAAGTTATGCCCTCTATGAGAGCCTTGATGACTGCAGGTCCTGCCCTTGAGAGAGACAACACAGCAGGGTACAACTGTAGTTACATGCCTGTTGATGACCCCAAGTCTTTCGATGAAGCAATGTATATACTTCTCTGTGGCACAGGGGTTGGGTTTTCTGTAGAGAGACAGTATGTTAGCAAACTACCAGACATACCTGAAGTATTAGAGAAGGTTGATACTGTCATACAGGTTCAAGACAGCAAAGAGGGGTGGGCAAAAGCTCTGCGTAAGCTGATAGGACACTTGTACATGGGAGAAGTACCTACTTGGGATGTGTCTAAGATTAGACCTGCAGGAGCTAGGTTAAAGATATTTGGTGGTAGGGCATCAGGTCCTG